CTCGCCTTGACGGTTCCGGCGCTGTTGAAGTCATTGGCTTGAAACGTGCAGAAAGTCGCGCCACAACACCAGCCGCGAATATTGGCGGTCATAAAGGTGAGGAGATACCTTCTTCTGCTGACGGAGATATTAAGTATGTCTGTGTAACCTCTGGTACGGCATCTACTGCGGTATGGAAAACATTATAGAAAGACTAATATGAATGACGACGACAATGCAATGCACCTTCTTATAGGAGGTATTGCGTCGGATACTAAGCATATCCTAGCGAAACTTAGTATCCAAGATGATAGATTAAGCAAGCACAGCAATAGAATTGCTGATCTTGAGAAATTTAAATGGCGTATACTAGGTATGGCTACAGCAGTTTCGGCTGCTGTACCTATCAGTATGTGGCTTGTTAAAACACTAGCAACGGGAGCCTAATATGGCTAAAGGTGCAGCTACAGAGCAGGAGCTTGGAGACTTACATTCTAAGTTAACAAGTATACTGTCTAAAGTACTAGCAGGCTATGAAAAAAAGATTGACTTAGTTCATCGCGTGTTAGACGCAGCAGACCCCGAAGATGAGATGTTATCTGTACTTATAGAGCAGAACATTGAACCTTCTCCTGCAATGTTAAGTGCAGTAGCTAAGTTTCTTAAAGACAATGAAATAAGTGTGGACAGTAAAGAGTTAAATCAGCTAAGTGCTCAGGAAGAGAGACTAGCTAATAGAAAACGTAATCGTCCTAACCTTGCTTCTATTACTGACTTACAGGTGATAAAGAATGGCTAAAGAGTATACTGACCTGACCCCTTCCGAAAGGTGGGATCAGGTCAAGGCTCTACAGGAAGCATATCCCAATTTTAACGAATTTCTTTATGATGTTATTAATGGATTAATGGGCTTCCAATGTACTGCAAATCAACTTGATATGGGAGAGTACTTGCAGCACGGGCCATTATTTAGGATGATACAGGCTCAGCGGGGACAGGCAAAAACAACAGTAACTGCTGCCTACGCTGTGTGGAGACTTATACATAACTCATCTGCACGTATCCTTATTGTATCTTCTGGTGATAAGATGGCGAAAGAGATTAGTAATTGGATTATTCAAATTATTAATGGAATGGAAGAACTCGCGTGTATGCGTCCAGATCGTAACAAGGGAGACCGAGCCAGTGTCGAGGCGTATGATATACACTTTGACTTAAAAGGCCCTGAGAAGTCTCCTAGTGTGGCCTGCGTAGGTATTACATCTAACCTACAGGGTAAGCGTTCTGATGTTCTTATCGCAGATGACGTAGAGAGCCAAAAGAACTCTGCTACGGCAGAGATGCGGGACAGGTTAACTCACCTCACGCGCGACTTCACGTCTATATGCTCTAAAGGCGACATTATATACCTAGGTACACCGCAATCTGTAGATAGTGTGTATAACGGTCTGCCTAGCCGGGGATTTGATATTCGTATCTGGCCCGGTAGGTATCCTACAGAAGAGGAAGAGGTAAACTATGGTAACTTCCTAGCACCTCTTATTAAAAACGCTATGGAGGCTGATCCTAGCCTACGTACAGGTGGCGGGATTACAGGTCTGCGCGGCCAACCTACAGATACAGTTATTCTCGGAGAAGAGATACTTGTAAAGAAAGAGATTGACCAAGGCGCAGCTTACTTCCAACTACAGCATATGCTGGATACAAAACTAGCTGACCAAGAGAGATTTCCTTTGAAGATCAGTAAACTTGTGTTTATGGAAGTGCCGCCCGAGCGTATACCTATTCAGATTAACTTCTTAGCTTCTCCAGACAATAAAATAATGTTACCTCATGACTATCCCTTATCTGACCTCATGTATTCTGCTGCCTCCTTTGGGCCAGAGTTCGGAGCCTATCAAGGTACTCATATGTACGTTGATCCAGCAGGGGGAGGTCAAAATGGTGACGAGACTGCCTACGCGGTAACTAAGTTTGTAGCGGGTAAGGTTATCCTTGTTGATGTGGGCGGTGTGAAGGGGGGATTAGGAGATGAGGCATTAGACGCCCTCACTGCTGTCGCTCTTAAATGGAAGCCTCATCAAATTGATATTGAGAAGAACTTTGGTAATGGTGCATTAAGTCAGATATGGCAACCAAAACTATTTAAGGTACATGCGTGTACTATCGAAGACGTTTGGGAAAGTGGTCAGAAAGAACTTCGTATCATTGATACTTTAGAGCCCATAATAGGTACGCATCGTCTTATCATTGATCGCAAGCTTATTGAACAAGATTGGAAAGACGTACAGAAGTATCCTGCTGAGCGTAGGCCTTCTTATAGTCTATTCGTACAGCTTGCTCGTATAACTCGTGATCGAGGTGCACTGTATCACGATGATAGATTAGATGCTGTAGCAGGTTCAGCTAGACATTGGCTTGAGAGTTTATCTCAGGACGAACAACAAGCGGCTATAGCCGCACAACGTAAATCGTATGAAGAACTCATGCGAGACCCCTTAGGTACAGGTAGGCCTATGCCCGGATGGGAGGGAATTAACTCTCTCGGCGGCAACAGACATAATTCATTAGCTGCTTTAAAGCGGCGCTGGTAAAAGGAAATACCCATGACAAAATCAAACACCCCTTCTGAAAATCAAGAAGTAGTTCAAACAGGTCCAACTATTGTTGATCGTGAAATCGAGCGTGATGCACTTGCAGCAGACTTGTTCGCTGCTAATATAGAAATTGCTGAGCTTAAAGCGAAGCTTAAGGAGCGAGTAACTGTAGAACAAGCAACCGCTATTCGTGAAAAAGTCGGTACTAATTCTGCTAAACTTCCTTGGCCGCAGGACCGTGGTGGTATCACTAGTCTTCTTCGTCGTGAGGGTGCTCGTGCTATCGGTCGTATTGGTGGTCGTGAAGACCGTCTTGAGCTAGTTCTGGAAGTATTAGACATTCTTCGTGAGTACGCCATTGAGAAGTATGAGTTCCAGCGGACTGCTGCGGATAACAAACGTAAGGCTGCGGAAGAACGCGCCGAGTTTATTCGTACTCAACGCAAGCGAGAAGCAGCTACTGCTATTCAAGCTAAGGTAGACCTTGCTAAACAGTCTAACAAAGAAGCTAAAGCTCTCAAAAAGGAATTTGACGCTCTTTATAATAAAGAGGTATAATTGAACCTTGCGTCATTCTTTGGTGCAATTCGACCTTCAATGAGGAATGGTCGCCTGTCTCAATCCCAAGTGGACGGATTTCAGGCGATCATTTCAGAATGTATTGCTCAGGACATTAACCTAGAGCACACAGCATATATACTAGCTACGGCCTATCACGAAACGGGTGGTCGTATGGAAGCTGTGCGGGAAGGCTTTGCCAAAACCGATGAAGGTGCTCGAAAAGCAGTCGAAAGGCTGTACACCAAAGGAGCCATCAGCCGCAACTATGCTTTGCCTGAAAGTAACGGAAGAAGTTATTACGGGCGCGGCCTAGTGCAGCTAACACATTTAGATAATTATGCGCGTACAGGTCATGCCCTCGGTATCGACCTTGTAACGGAGCCGGATCAGATGCTAGACCTTAACATTTCAGTTAAGGCTATGATATGGGGCATGGTAGAAGGTACTTACAGACGCAAGAGCCTCGCTAAAATGCTGCCCTACGCTGATCCAACCTTAGACGAGTGGATACAAGCTAGAGATATTATTAATGGTGACGTTAATAAGAACGGAGAACTAATCGCCGGGTACGCAATTTTATTCTACTCAGCTTTACAAGGAGCACAATAATGGGAATTTTTACATCAAGTCTTTTAGGAGACGTTATTAAAGGCGTATTTGGGGTCGTAGACGATCTCCACATGTCCGGAGAAGAAAAGGCCGACGCTAAGTTCCGGATTACCCAGCTTGCCGCAGCAGCAGATATTGCTCAGATAGAAGTGAATAAGCAAGAGGCCAAGTCCGGATTACTTTTCGTATCAGGCTGGCGTCCCTTTGTTGGGTGGACCTGTGGGTCTGCCTTGGCATGGACCTTTGTAGTCTCTCCTATTGTTAATTCCATTGCGTTTTACGTAGCGGAGTTTACAGGAAACACTATCGACATGTCTGGATTGCCTACTTTTGATCTGGCTATCATGATGCCTGTATTACTCGGTATGCTCGGTCTAGGTTCTTTACGCACCTACGAAAAGGTACAAGGCGTAGAGAGAAAGAGTATGACGATATCTACGGATAAAGACACACCTGCGTTAAAACGCGGAAAGCAGCGTGGCACGTAACTCTAACAGCCGCTCAGAGCGTATACGTCGAGCTAGGCATATACGTATGCAGCAGCGGCGGTCACGTCCTATACGTAAGTATGCAGAGGTTGACGACACTGTTGTGGCAGAGAAAGCAGGAGAGATTGCGGCTCAAGAGGCTACATCGGCAGTAAGTGGTATTGATCTCAGTACGTATCAGGAGATCATTGATATTGTAGATAGGCTAGATGCCTTAGAACAGCCTTAGAAGCTCGTACAGAAGCTTTAATTCTCCCCGGTGTAACCCTAGCGGCTATTTCGGGGAGGTAGCCTGTGATTGATCTCGTGGAGCTACGTACGATTGTACAGTAGGGTTATACGACAGGTACTCCGCAAGGTGTGATTAAGAAAATTTGATTTAGATTTGTGAGGAGGTATCTATACATATCTCCCCGCCGATTTTCCCCCATAGCCCCTTCCGTTATAATATATCATTACAATCCAGATTTTCATCCTGTATTATAACATTACTCAGCCAAGCATGTAAGCAAGCGGAGGCTCTATCTTCTTTGTTATACTGTAACATACATTGCTTAATCCCTCGTTATTAGAGGAAAGCAGAATATGGAGATAGGTAGGATATACCCCCCTATGAATAAACATGGGTAT